CTCCTCCTGGAGGAGGTGGGTGCTGCTCACCAAGTTTGAATAGGCGGTCTGTGACCATAGCGTGCTGGACTATTAAAGATTCCCGCATGGACGCTTCGCCAGCAGCTAGCTCAGAGAAGCGATTGTGCAGCACCCAATGCATTTCTATTAGTTTCTGCCTATTTAAGTCTTCTAAACTTTCTTGTTTAGCTACTTCTGTTTGCGAAGGTGCGTCTTCGTCGTTTGGTGAAACTACCTTTGAGACTTCAGTGTCGGTCTTGGACGCTTCTAAAGCTGTTTGCTCTTTTTTTCTTTTCTTTTTCTCTAGGTATTCTTCTGCAGGAATAACTCGTCTCTTTCTAGGCATGTTAGTTGTCTCCTTGACCAGAAGTCTCATTTTCTAGTATTTCACGTATCTTTTGCTCTATAAAGTCGTAAATGTCGTCTTCGCTTACGTTAACAGACTTAAGCGAACTTAGCATTTAACATGCCGCCAGTGCTTACCTTCTGCAATAAGCGATATAGTGGAGCGAGAAACTGAGTAGTCTCTAGCGATATCTACGTGAGTCTCACCGTTTAGTAGCCGTAACTTTATAGATTTAACTTGGTGCTCCGTAAGTTTAGCGCGCCCATGTTTTTCCCCTTTGGGTGCTGCTTTCGCATGCCTACCTCTACGAACACAATCCATAGAGTTATCTCTTAAAGTACCAACTTCTAAATGATTTGGGTTGCAGCAAGCTCTATTATCGCATTTATGTCGCACGACTAGTCCTGGTGTAATTAGATCTTTTGTTAGTTCGTAGGCTACTCTATGCGCCATAAGTGTTCGTCCGTTTAACTTAAACTTACCGTAACCATTCTTACCCGTTGAATCCTTTGTGTAACCTTTCCAATTCCAGCAGTCATCAAAACCTTGTTTATCTACTTTAGCCCAAAAGTCATTTAAAGTGTTTTTCCTAGCCATTAACTTTTATTCTTCTTTATCTTCTTCAAAGTCTAGATCTTGTTCATTTTCTAAATTTTTAAGAGCTACTACTTGTTGCGACGGTTCAGTAGGGTCGGCCTTATTCTTCACCATTTCAGCCATAAGAAGAGAAAATGGTAAGTCTGGGTCAAATCTTGGGTCGTCTTTAAACTCAGGCAGTTTCATGCTGAGTATATCCTCTAGAATGAGGCGGGCTATTCTAGGTGTGACTCCGCCAGTCTTCTCTGAACCACTAAGGATTTTTACCAATTCACTGTTGTCTGTTGTGTTAGGGCTGTTTGTTCGAAATGTGTGGTATATTATACCCATTTCAGCAAAGAGGCGTCTATTAACCCAGGAGTCAAACTCACGACGCTCTGGGTCAAAAATTTGTTCGTCTGCTAGTCTTCTGGAGGTTTCAGCGGTCGCGCGGTTGTACTGATTTGAGTCGCCTACTAGTACTGGAGGCATGCGCCACGCTCTCCTAATTTTAGACTGGTTGTGTTTAGAGTACTCTTGGAACAGCTCGTCCTTATGCTGGTGTTGAGTTAGTGGTTTTATATCCAACTTAACGTTACCGGCGTCTTCGCCTTCAAATGCGCCCTCAGCTTCTAAAATCAAAAACGATGAATAATTGTCTGGTTCAGCGATTTGGCTCTCTACAAAGTTCTGTATTCGCTTAACAGTTCCTGGGGATACTATCCCATTGCTAACAGCAACAATCATAGACGGGATGTTGTTAGACTTAAAAGTATTGTAGTTTATCTCTTCAGCCTTTCGATCACCGAATATGGATAATAAGTTACCTATGTACCGCGGTACTCCATACGGAGTTCTTGACGAGTAAATTTTGAAATGAACTACTTCGTTAGCCCGTAGAGACTCTGGCATAGGCTTCCCAGTATCTTGCCAATTTGAGACTTCCTCTGGGGGTACGACTTCTCCAGTTCGGTTGTCTCTTACTCTTGGGTCCCCAAATTCTTTAAACCACCTAACTTTGTAAGATTCTGTGCTGCCGGAGTAAATAGGTGTAAGCCTTGACTGAACAAAGCCTTTAAACCTGGTAACCCTTTTTATAGTGGTGGCCTCTACAGACCCATCGATGTTCAACTGTAATATCGGGAAGTCTACCGGTATGGCTTCCTCTAGCTTTCCTAGTCGCATTTGGTAAGCTGGCATGTGCTCTATTCCCTGAATGCTCCCTTTAGCGTCTCTTATGACTTCAAGGTAACCGTTACCAGTAGTTTCCAGGTCTCTACGCATTTTCTTTCGTAAAGAGACCAATGACTCGTCTAAGCTAGCGCAGTTAAAGAAGTTCTCAAGAAAAACGCGCTCTTGCCGCACAGCTAGCCTCTGGTCTTCACCTAAAGCCTCGTGTTCTAAGTCTATCCGCTCTACTAGGTGGTGGCCGAACCCATCGATGTTTACAACCATAGCTTCAATAACTTGGTTCATCTCAGTGCTACGCTCCGGAAGCGTAGATAAGGATAGTAAGTCAAAAGGTGGGCGAATCACCTTTCCGTCTTGCTCAAGTACCTCGAACGGATTTTGAAGTTGTTTCGATTGCCCAGCCTCCTCAGAGACAGATTTTTGTAACGATACAACTGTGGCTTTTAGCGCGTGCTTGTTGATGCTGTCAGAGGAAGAGGCAGAACCGTCGGGGCTTTTTTGAGTTTGTGGTGTTTTCTCTACAGAGGTATTCTTCGTTTCTGTTGCTTTGCTTTTAGCAGTCTTACCTGACTTAGAAGATGCCATTAAATACCTCGTTTTCTAACACTAATAATACCCGGTTCTTCCCTATCTTTCCTTACTCTTTTCCGTCTTCGTATCTTAGAAGCTGTAACGGCTAGATCAAGGGCGTCGAAAAGGTCTTTATACCTGTGGCTGGGAAATAACACAAGCTGATCTATCAACTCTTCCTGCCCCTGCTCCTTAAAGAACATACGGCCTTGTTCGAATAATGGAGAGAGCTTCCAGGCTCTGGTCATTTTGTCCTTATCTGTTATATGCGGATGCACGCGCATTTCAGCGTTATGGTCTTTAAGAGTTTGTATTTGGGCTAATTGGTAAGCGTTAGACTCGATAACACAGAGAATTGGGTCCCACTCGTTGTACTTACTTAGAATAAGGTCTGTTTGTTTAGAGAACCGGATCTGCTTAGCGTAACTATCAAGAATGTAGTACCTGCAGTCGTCTTTAGACATATCGCCTTCTATACCGATAACTACTAATGCGAATTGATCTGCAGACTCGGATTCCTTGATTGCTAAATCTACACCCATAAATATCTTTAGTTCTTTAGGATTAGGGAATTTAGGTTGGGGCAACCTTTGACAGTCATCATACTTGAAGATCTCACCTTTCATTTGCTCTGTCTGGCACAAGTACTGACAGCCATACACGATGGCCCCCGCGTTACGCTTTTTCTCTAAAAACCACTCAGGGGGGTGACGCTCAGGCCAAGGGCTATTCCCATGTTCATCTAAAGCTGGGATAATCTGAGTGTGTCCTTTTAACTCGTTTTCCATTAAATGCCCGTAAAAGTCATCATAGTGGTACCTAGTACCAACAAAATGCATCTCTCCTCTGTGAGATATAGACTTATCAGGGGGTTCTAATGTTGGGTCGAGAGTTTGGTAAAACCAAGTTTTAGTTTTATCTCTAAGATGCTTAGTTCTAGCGTTCTCCTCTTCGACTAAATCATCGCAAAGAATTACATCGTAATGCCTAGACACGATAGCGGAGTCGACGCCCAAGCAACTAACGGAGGATTCCCTAACTACTTTAGTACGTCCTAAGATTTCAATCTCTGAGTTATCCCATTTAGAGACTTTGTGCGGATCGTAAAATTCGCCAAATAATTTTATTAGCTTTTCGTTTGATTCAAGGTGAGTCTTTATCTCTTTAAGGAAATTCTCAGCGTTCCCTTTAGTCTTACTTACTAGAAGTATTCTAAGGTTACGGTCCTTTATAAGAAGATGAATTGCTTTTGTTATAGTGCACGAAGTCGAGTTATGTGTGACGGTGAAATCTTCTAAGAGGAATCTTCCGTCTCCGTCTAAAAGAACACCATAGTAGTCCCCGTCTCCTATAGGAACCGCGTCAAACCCTTCTACTAGTGGGTCTTTATTTATCTCGCGACTTTTAGCTTGCTTACGTTTAACTTTACAAGGAATTCGGTCTACGTTACCAGATATGTAGAGTCGGTAGTATAGCCCTCTAAATAAAGTACCATCTTCATACTTTATAGTTCCTATTTTCTCGTTTAAAGAGACAAAAAATCCTAAACTTCTAGCAAGAAACGCTATATCTTCAGCCAAATGTTTATGTTTTTGGCAAATCTCGTATGTGTCTAGCTTATCGTAGTAACCGTCGGTGTCCACTAAGCCGGCTAGTAGTTGAAGCCTTTTTTCTTCAGAATTAGTTATGTAGTGTCTAGGGACGTGTTTTTCGGGGCCCATAGACTCTAAAAATCTGAGAAGATGGTTAACCGTAGATAAGGACTTTATATAGTACCTTTGGCAACCTGTACTACTGTAAGATTTAGTTATAGCGTAGCCAGCAGTATGCGACCAAGTATAGAGCCAGTCTTCTATTTCTACTTCAGGATTCGTTATCTGAGGAACAGAACTAGTGCCGTCGCCTAACCATAGCCCTATTAAGTAAGGATCAAACTCTAAAGGTTTCTCTGGAAAGTCTACAGGAACATGGAATTGCTTCCATGGTGTGTCTAGTAAACCCCGTTTACAGTGCTTAAACCTGTCTATGTAATCACGAATAGGGACATCTATAATCTGCCCTTTTTTGTGCTGCCTTCCTTTTAAAGTTAAAATATGGGCGTCGTTACACTGCCAAGGCTTGCTTCTGGTAGGTCTAATTTCATACATTGGACCTCTACCAGGTTGTACATTCAAAACTGTTCGTGGCTTAGAGTCTGGACCCATTAACTGGTCGCCGACCTTGATGTTTTGTATTTCGTCTACTGTACCATCATGTCTAATCACTTTTGTACCGACAGTACAAGATTTCCCTGACCCCCTGTAAGCCAATTGCAGGCTCTTAGGATGCTCAAATTGGAACTTGAGCATTTTCACATGGAAAGGTTGTAAGGTGTAACCAAGGACTTCGTTAGCAAGAATATCTATACGATTCTTGTCTATGATCATCCTCCGTAGCCATTCGTCGGAGATGTCTTTATAGTGACTAAGAGATCCTAGCAGTTCTTTTCTGCTAGCTCTTTCTATTGATTTTTGGGTTCCGTCAGCGAGTGTTATGAGCTTGTCTGAGGACATAAAGGCTGAGACCGCCCCAGTATACCATACTGAGACGATCTCGCTAGATTTTTACTGTTTTGTTACAAGAAAACTACATCGAGTAGCCTAGAGTCAAAACGCCCATAGCGATATCGGTCTTCGACACCGTCTTCAAGCTCAAGCGTTGCAGGAAGCTCAGAAGAGGCCATTGCCTCTTTAGCGGCTTCAGTAGCATTTGTGTAGTCAGCTTGGGCGTCACCAGACGGTGACACTGTCCATTTATTGCTAGCTACAGTAACGTAATTAGAATTATAAGCCATTTATAGTACTCCTTACAGGTTTTTAATCGTGACAAACATTGGCCACGCCTGAACCACAGTCTATCTTAGAGCAATCCTCAACCTTAAAAACAGAATTCTCTGCCGAAGGAATACCTAAGAAACCGGAAGCAAAAGAATCGCAAAGAATTTCCAAAGAAATACTCTGTAGGTCTACATCATTATCTTTAATGAGGTAACCGTCTCCACCATCTAAAACCACACCAGCAAATCCGTCACCCAGAACTTCATTGTCGCGAATTGTCGCGTCTTTAAACCTACCTAGCATTACAATA